CCGCGGAGTCACCGGCCGCAGTCCCGCTTCGTCCAGCAGCAGTCGCAACGACACGCCTTTCATGGTCACATCGTCGAGAGTCGCCTCCTCCAGCTCCACGAGTCCGCTGAACTCGAGCGCCTTCAGCGCGGCGGTGGGCAGCACGAATGGCTCGCTCGCCGGATCCGGTGGCGGAATGTAACGCGCGATGTCCAGGCGATCGCCGCGCAGCACGAAGGTACCGGCGGGTGCCTCACCGCCATTCATGCGGAAGTGTCCAGTGAACCGCGTATCGTCGAGCTGGAGACTGATGGGATCGAGCGCGATCGCGCCGTCGTCGAACGTCCAGGTCGCCGCGACCTTGAGCTCGCGGAGCGTGGCAGGGTCCGACGTCGCGGGCGCCTTGGTGCCGAGAGTGCCCAGCAGGGCGCGCAGGTCGAACACATTCGTTTCGAGGCGGCCTTCGATCCTGGGATTGGAGCCGAGGTTGCCACCCGCGCCTCCTTCGATCTCGAGCCCTCCGAAGATCAGCTCGTACTCCTCGACTCGCACCGCGCTGAGGTCCTTCGGAGCGATCAACCTGGGAATCTCGATGCGGAATGGGACTCCTTCGGGCGCAAAGCCGGTCACGTGCAACACGCCGGCGATTTCGGTATCCGTGAGTGGTTCGCCGAGCACGATCTCATCGGTACTGAACTCGAACGATTCGACGTGAACGGTGCGGCCCCCGGCCATCTCATCCACGTACGAAATGCGGCTGTCTTCCACCCGGATGCCGCCGGTCCGCAGCTCCATGGGCTCGGCACTGGCGGGTTTGTCCTCGCCCGCACCGCCGAATCCTTCCCAGTTGGCTACCCCGTCGGACCGCCTCACCAGGCGCACATCGGCGCCGCGCAGCGTGATGCGATCGGCGACCAGTTCGCCGCGGAGCAAAGGGAACAGGCGTGCGCCGAGTTGCGCGCTCTGCCAGGAGACCATGGGCTCGGCGCCGAAACCGGAGGGATTTCCGAGATGGCCTTCGCCCGTCTGCAGCGCCAGCCAGGGGAACAATGCGAGATCGATGTCACCGACGAGCGTGAGCTCCCGCCCGGTGGCCTCACGTACGGCGGATTCGATCCTCGATTTGAAGCTGTTCGGGTCGACGAACCAGACGACCACCAGCACGCCGATCACGGCCAGGCCGACGAGCGCACCGAGACCCAGCGAAATCCATTAGAGATGTGCCGGGAGAACATAGCATTTTGGCGCTTGCGATATCACAAGATCAGCGGCAGCGCGCGGATAGTCCAGGGGGACAGCCGCCGGCTGCGAGAAGTGCTGGGCGCGGGGTGCGTCGCGGGGTGCGTGGTGTCGAGTCCGCCGTATGCGGAAACAAAAGTCTTGGGCCGAGATCAGAACCACGGAATGCGCGGCAAGAAGCCGGGAAGCAATGCGGACCAGCGCGGTGATTACGGCCAAACCCCCGGCCAACTCGGCAACCTCCCAGCGGGCGACGTGGGGGCGGTGGATGGGATCGTGAGTAGTCCGCCGTATGAAGGGAGCATGGTTGGAGCGCCTTCAGAGAAGACGGTTCGCCGTCGCAACGAAAGTCTTAAAGCCGCCGCCGAAGCTGGCAAGGTTGGCCCACGATTCAAGCGTATGGTCGAAGCTGGAAAAGTGTCTGGGAACACAACAGTAATCACCTATGGAGAGACAGAGGGGCAGCTTGGCGAAAGCATTGGCGAAACCTTCTGGTCAGCCGCCTTGCAGATTGTCCGCGAGTGCTACGCCATTTTGCGGCCTGGGGGCGTGGCGTACTGGGTGGTTAAGAACTTCGTCCGCGCAAAGAAGATCGTTCCGTTCTCCGACCAGTGGCGGCAGCTTTGCGAGTCCGTGGGATTCGTGACAATCGAGTGGATCAAAGCGTCGCTTGTTGAGGAGATTGTCGAGGCTGATGGGACTGTAAGGCGCAAAGAGCGCAAGTCATTCTTTAGGCGATTAGCTGAGAAGAAAGGCTCACCACAGATAGATCATGAAGACGTGCTCGTCATGAGAAAGATGGCATGAAAGCTTTTTGCCGCATTCGAGACGACGAAATTCCTTTTCTAAAGGAGCTAGCAATGCGTGTGATTCTCAAGTCGGTAGAAGATCGAAGACGGCTCGAAAAGAACGAGCACTTTTACTATCACGACGTCCGCACTAACACCGTCTCGCTTGTAGCCGTAGTGTCAGAGGCTAGTGGCCTCGTGACTGCGAAGCCTCTCGATGACAGGCTTAAATACTCTCTTCGCTTTAGCGACACAATCGAAATGCTACGGCGCGAATTACTGGAAATTGCAGAAGTGAGCTATGACGACTAACGGCATGAAAGATTTTTTGCCGTCGTGCCTAATACACACATACACACACACACACACAAACACACCCTGGCTCTCCCATCCTTTAGGTTTGTGTAGCAACTTCTTTCTAACTTCTTGCTGCGAGAACGTCAAGGAGAAAAAAGATTGAATGACTTTGGGCCTAGCGCATATAATCCCGTGGGATTAGCAAAGAGGCTCGGGACGATGATGTCATGGCGAAAAACCCAACGTCGAAGAATAGGCGATCACGCCAAAAGCTGAAAGAACGCTATTCTAAGGCGCGGGAGGAAGCGCAGCTACATGGCATCATTCCTACGTCACCAGAGGGAGCTTTGCGTGATGAGCGCGTCAGCGCCCAAACGCAGAGCAAACAAGATACGAGTGGCTTGGAGCGTAAGGCTATAAATTCTGGCTGGGCGGTGCCTGAAGAGAAGAAGCCTGAGATCGTCGAGCGGCTGATTGAGAAAGTCACTAACCCAGGCGCGTCGGCGAAAGAGGTGGCGCTGAATGCTCGCGTGCTGCTCATGGCCGACAAAGAGCAGTGGGAGAGAGACAACATAGAAGAAGCGCGAAAGAGAGCGGGCGGCTCGAATGTCAACTTGGCTTTCTTCGAGCAGCTACAACGCGCCGCTCTCGATGAAGACGACGTGATAGAAAAGAGGCTGTTAGACTTCTTAGAGAAGAGCGAAAAGGAGCCTGCGGATGCCGCTCGCAATAGCGCGTGACCCGGTGAAGCTCGGGCGCAAATTGTGGCCGCAATACGGCTTCTTCGACAAGCAGCGCGAGATGATTTACAGCGTGCGCGACAGCGTCGAGACGGTAGTCGTGGCTGCGAATCAAGTAGGCAAAGACTTCACGGCTGGCTACATCGCGTTGACGTTCTTTCTCGCGCCGCATCTTTACTTTCCGCTTGAGTATGTGCGGCAGATTGACGCGCAGCCTGGAACGTACTGGCAGAAGCACACACGTAGGGTGGTGACGACTAGCGTTGCCGATCATCATTTGAAAGTGTTGTGGGGCGAGATCGGCCGGTGGATCACTTCATGCCGCATGCCGCTGATTAGTAAAGACGGCGGGCCGCTCGTCGTGAATCATCATGAGATACGATTCGTGCAAGAGTCGCACGCGAAACATCCGATGAGCTACCTAGTCGGGCAAGTGTCGAAAGAAGGCGAAGGCATGGCGGGCCATCACGCCGCATATACGCTGCTCATAGGCGATGAAAGCTCGGGCCTCAAGAACGAAGTGAAAGAGCAAGCCGACGGCTGGGCGAAACGCTTTCTACTATTCGGCAACCCGAACCCGTGCGACAACTTCTTCAAGAAGGCTGTTGAGGCGGGCAATGCGGAGATGGCGTGACAACGCTCTACCGCAAAGTGATTCGCATACGCGCTGAAGACTCGCCTAACGTGCGGCTTGGCATGCTGCAAGAGGCGAATGGCTTGCGTGTGACGAATGACATAGTATGCCCGGGCGTGCTGTCATTCGCCGAGTATAAGAACAGGCGCAAACATTGGGACATAGTGCGCCAGTGCGTCGGCTTGGATGCGCAGTTTTACGCGGGCGCCCAACTGCTCTTGTTCCCGCCTGACTGGCTCAATTACAGTGAAGAGCTACATCGAGGCTTGAGCGGTAGGCGCCGAGTCGCGAAGGCAATGGGCGTTGACACCGGGCAAGGAGTCGCTAATAGCTCATGGGCCGTCGTCGATGCGCTTGGGCTTATCGAGCTAGTGAGCTACAAGACGCCGAATACGAGTGTGATTCCAGGCCAGACGAAAGCTCTCATGCGCAAGTACAACTTGGAGCCTGAGCAAGTGCTGTTCGATCTAGGTGGTGGCGGTAAAGAGCATGCTGACACGCTGCGCTCGCAAGGCCTGAATGTAGGCGCAATCTCGTTCGGTGATGGGGTGAGTTTGCCACCGAAGCACGGGCTGCGGTTGGTGGATGAGAGATTTGAAGCGTTCGAGGAAAGCCGCATCTACTTGAACAGACGCGCGCAGATGTATGGCGAAGCGAGTGACATTTTCAACCCAGTAGGCGAGCATGGCGGCTTCGCATTGCCGTTCGAGGGCGAGCAGTATCAAGAGTTGCGCCGGCAGCTTGCGCCGCTGCCTAAACTGTATGACGCTGAAGGCAGGCTCTACATGCTGCCGAAAGATAAGAGGCGCCCTGACTCGAAAGAGCAAACGCTGATAGAATTACTCGGATGCTCTCCTGATGAAGCAGACGCGCTTGTGTTAGGGATTCATCGCATGCTTCACGAAGAGTACACTGCGGAGGCTGGATGATGGCTAACCCACAAGGTATGGTGCCAAAGGATCACCTGCTTAAAAGCCAGACCGTATGCGAGTTCCAAGTTTTCAAAGACGATAGAGAGACATTGAAATTCGTCAAAAGCGAAGTCGCGGCAGTGCGTGAGTACCGCGATAGATTAGCCTATGGTGGCATGACAGAGGTAAGCGAAGTCTCGCTAAAGAACGGCCAAGTTTGTCGTCTTTGGCCACGTATCGAAGAAGATTTTCGGAGAGTGAAATGGCCGCCCCTCTAAAGCTGAAGAAAGTTAGTGACGTGTTTCGCGAGTTCGCCGATCTGCTCGACGAGAGCATCGACTTAGGTAGGCTCACCGATCCAGGCTTCAAGAACTTGCAGCGCATCCTTCTATCGATGCAGGCTTACGGTCAGTATTTCTTGGGGCATGACATCATGCCGGGCGTCGCGAAAGCCGTAGACGGATCAGTCATTGCAGGCTGATGACATTCTCCCTATGGTGTAAGGGTAGCAGCACGCTCATCGTCGCTGGTGAGAGATTCCGGGTCAACGCCGGATGGGGAGGCTTGAGAGAGTGAAGTAATGGCCGAAGTCTTGCACAAAAAAGACATGACTTGCGTTTGCGCCAAGTGTGGTTGTGCTCGCGTCATCGAGTTCCGCCTATGTTCGATTTCGTGGACAGCCGAAAGCGCGCGGTTCGAGCTTTCGTTCTGGGCTGATAACAAGAGGTTGACGCCCGAGCAGCTAGCGTGTGAGATTTGTGGCGGAGCGTGGGAGCAATTCGAGATTGAAGACTTAGAGAACTTCTTCGTCAAGAGGGTGACATGAAGACCGAAAGCAACGGCCAACTGAGCGAAGAGTACGTCTTCAACGCGGCGATGGAAGTTCTCGCCAATCAAATGGGCGGGCGCTTAGAGTGGTTCAATCGCATGACACGCAGCGAGATGGACCCTCGCCGCTCAATCGACGACGAGTGCGGCTATCCAAAGAGATTCACTGCGCACGATCTTCACGACTTGTACGAGCGCGATCCAATCGCGGCGCGCGTTGTCGAAGTCATGCCGAAAGAGTGCTGGCAGCGCACGCCTTGGGTCTATGAGACTGAAGAAGACGAGATCACCGCATTCGAGCAAGCGTGGGACGAACTAGGCTCTTCGCTCGCGCCTGAGCCTGGTTTCTCAAAGCAAGAAGAAGGCTCTCTTATTTGGGAGTATCTGTCACGCGCTGACATCTTGTCAGGGATTGGTCAATACGGTGTTATTCTCTTGGGCCTCGATGACGGTAAGCCGCTTCATATGCCCGTCGATGGCGTCGAAGAAGCTTTCAGCGAGCACAGCCGCACGAGCGATGACAACGGCAAAGCGTTGCCCTATACCGTCAACTACGCGCCGCGTGGTGCGTACAAGCTGACGCGCAACAAGAAGCAGCGCAGGCTTCTCTACATGCGCGTGCTGCCCGAGAGTCAAGCCGAGATCAGCGCGCTCGAAAGCAATGTGTCGTCGCCGCGCCTTGGGCGCCCTACGATGTACAAGATCACCCTTGCCGATCCTCGCGCTGAGTGGGGTGCTGTGCAAGGGAATGTACTCACCACGATGAACGTGCATTGGACGCGCGTCGTGCATATCGCGGACACGAATCACAGCGCGAGCACTTGCGATTGGCTTGCGAAGCCGCGCATGAAGCCCGTGCTCAACAACATCTTGAATCTGCGCAAGATGTACGGCGCATCTCCCGAGGGATACTGGAAGGCTTGCTTCAACTTGCTGCAATTCACCACACACCCGGAGTTAGGCGGCAATGTCAAGATCGACAGGGCCGGCTTGCGCGATCAGTACGAGAACGTCATCAACGGCTTACAGCGCGCGCTTGTGGCGAGTGGCGGCGAATGGAAGAGCATCGCTCCGTCGGTGAGCGACCCATCACCGCATATTCAGCGCCAGCTTGAAGCGGTGACGATCAAGATTGCGGTGCCCATGCGTATCTTCATCGGCAGTGAGCGAGGCGAATTGGCGTCGAGCCAAGACGACGATGCGTGGAACGACCGCGTCAAGCAACGCAACGCTGTCTACACTACGCCGCGCGTCGTGCATCCCGTATGCGACAGGCTCATATGGCTAGGCTGTCTGCCCGAGCCCGAGCAATACTACGTCGAATGGCCCGACATCACGAGTGAGAATCAGAGCCAGAAGATGGACGTAGCCGTCAAGCGCGTTACCGCGATGGCGCAGTACGTCGGCGGTAATGTCTCGTCGATCATGGCGCCATTCGACTTCTATACCCGCGTGCTCGACTTCACTGAAGAAGAGGCCGAAGCGATCCTCGAGGGTCAAGAAGAGTTCGCCGAAGAGCAGGCAGAGCTACAAGAGCCTGCTATGCCGACCGAATCAGGACCGCCTTCTCCCGACAATCCCGACGCTGGCTCGTCAAATGGGGGCAACGGTGAGCAAGGCGGTCCTCCCAATCAAGCGCCCGCTAAAGAGCCTGTCGTCGAGAATGCGTTCTGCCCGACAGGCCCGGGCGGCGGCAAAGACAACTCGTGTCCGCCCTCGAAGGGTGGAAGCGGTAAGAGCGAGGGTGGTGGTAAGGGCGGCGCGAAAGCCAAAGGCGGTTCTAAGAAGTCCGCCGGCCCGAAGAAAGCGCCTAAGGCTGCGACGAAAGCGAAAGCCGCTGCGAAGAAGCCTGCTACGAAAGCCGCCGCGAAGAAGATCAAGGACAAGACTGCGAAAGCTGAGTTCGCGAAGAAGCTCGAAGACTCATACGCGGCAGGGATGTCAGGCTCGAAAGTCGATCTTGCGCCTGGCAAGCCTGCCACTAAAGCGCCTGGCAAGCGCGCGGGCTGGCTGAAGAAGCTCGACTACGCGCTAGACTTCTAAGGAGCAATCATGCCTGATGAAATCATCGTGACGAACGCCGACGAGCAAGAGGTGAAAGAGATTCTTGCCGACGCCCTCGTCGAAGCTGAAGAGGCAAAAGGCAGCGAGCTTACGCCGCAAGAAGCGGCTGAAGTCATCAGTGAGACCCTTGACGAGTTTGAAGACGAAGACACCCAAACCGAGAAATGACATGGACCCAGAACAAGGCAAAGGCTTCGCGTTGTTTGAAGAGCGCTTTCAAGCCGCTAACGACAACACCCGCGACTTCGACCCAACAATCATCATCACGATCCTCGCGGCCCTTATCCCGCTCATTCAACAGTGCCTCGCGAATCGGCCGAGTGCGCTGCGTAGGCGCTTGCTCAACCGCCCGCGCGTGGTGGTAGCGATCAGGCGTGAGCGGCCTGACTTATCATGGAGCGACGCAAGCAAGCTCGCCGATCAGTGCTTCGATCTTGCAGACAAGGCAAGCGATGCCGAACTGAAGCTCTTCATCAAGGATTGCTGCGGATGAAACAGCGCACCCGAGCGCGTAAGCGGATTGCGAACGCGAAGAAGCGTAGGCCCAATCCTCTGCGCATCGACCCGACACGCACCGCTATGCTACGCAAGCAATTCGTGCTCGCGCTGCGTAAGCGGTTTCGTAAGCTGCGCTTCGACATTCGCCGTTACATAGGCGAGGGCGACGCGCTCGGCTTGCTGCCAGCGACGACGCCGACGTTCAATGCGTTCTGCCCTACGGGCGAGGGCGGCGGCGTTGATCCGTCGTGCTCGCCTGGTGGAAGTGGTATAGAGGTTGTATCAGACTCACCAAAGATTTACGGAACTAAGTTCAGTGTTGACGGCAAGGAGTTCTTTTTCGAGGCACAAGAAAGCCAAGGATGGCACGTAGGATTTGGCCTTCAAGAAAAGCGAGGCGGCAATACTGCTGCTATGACTAATGATCCAAACGTATCACCTATTAAGGTGCTGCGCGCGGTTCAAAAGTCTTTGGACCAATTCATCAAAGCAAAGCAGCCTGAGAAAATCATATTTACGGCCGAGAAATACGAGGCAAGTCGAGTTAAGTTGTACGACCGCCTTGCCGGAGAAATCGCTAAGACTTACGGGTATAAGCAGAAAGTTGATGACTACCCAGCCTTGAAAGAGTACGTTCTGACACGCAATGCGGCCCTTGCTCTAAACGCCGGTGAGTATCGCTTCCTCACGTCGCCCGAGAAAGTGAAAGCGTTTCAACAGTGGCTCGCGCAGAAGCTTGCGCGAGATGTTATCGGCGTGAGCGCTGACGAGCTTTGGCGCCGCTACGTCGAAGAGGGCTTCAAGCGAGGGCAAGGTAGGGCATTTGACGACGTGACACGCTCGGCTAAGAACAAAGCCGCCCTCGACGAGAAGCTCGACTTCTACAAAGGCACGCGCTATCAGTTTCTTAAAGACAGTTTCGCGCAGCCTATCGCGAAAGAGAAAGTCGAGATTCTTGTCGGCAGAGTGTTCGACGAGCTAAACGGCATGACCCAGCAAATGGCTACGGCCATGTCGCGCACGCTCGCTGACGGTCTTGTCGCCGGTAAGTCGCCTATCGACATCGCGTCCGATCTTGAAGACAACGTCGAAGGCTTAGGCGAGAAACGCGCCGAAGTCATCGCACGCACCGAGGTCATCCGCGCGCATGCCGAAGGTCAGCTTCAAGCGCTAGAGGACATGGGCGTCGAAGAAGTCGGCGTCATGGTCGAGTGGGTGACAGCCGGCGACGAGCTTGTATGCCCAAAGTGCCAAGCGCTTGAAGGTGTCGTGCTCTCCCTCGCCGAAGCTCATGGCATGTTACCGCGCCATCCGCAATGTCGCTGCGCGTGGGTGCCCGCGGGCGTGGGCGAGAGCAAGGAGAATCAAAAGCATGGCAAAGAAAAAGACGATGCAATCGAAGAAAGCTTCAGCGTCAACGCGAGACGAAGCTGCTGGCTCCTCAAGCTGCCGGCCCGAGTCTATATCGTCAACGCCTTCTGCCCTACCGGCGAGGGAGGCGGAGTCGATCCTACCTGCTCGCCTGGCTCAAGCGGTGGCGGCAGCGCTAGCGGCTCAAGTGCTGGGCGCCCTGCTGGAGCAAGTCAAGCGCGCGTAGACGTATGGCCGAAAGGCTCGAAAGATGTACAAGCGTCTGTTGATAAGCTCTTGAAGAAAGAAGGCGCCGATCCTGCCCGTATCGCGAGCATCGTTGGCGCGCCCGATGACGCGGTTGTAGAGGTGCGCGACTTCAGCTTTGGCGGCGACAAGCCGTTGCTCAACGTCGAAGTCAAGCATCCGGCTATTGCTATGTGCGTGCGTCGCATCGGTGTTGAT